GCTTGGCTAGTTTTACCTGCGCTTTTTTCAGTTCAGTATCCAGTTTATCCCGCTTGATTATTTCTATTTCTTTAGGCAAGTTGGTGCCGTACTTCAAGATATTATAATCACTTTTTAACTTGCTTAATACAGTTAATGGATTAACTCTCTCATCTATTTGGCCGCGTTTTTTCATTAGTCTTTGGGCTTCTTGAAACTGAATTTGGCTCCGCCGCCGGTGCCCTTGGGACGACCTTTTTTCTTTTCAACTGGCTTGCCTTCGCCATCTGTTTCCTCGTCGTCGTCATCTTTCTGTGCAGAACCGCCATAGCGTGTGCCAGCTTTCTTGCCTTCGCCGCCTTTGCTTTCTGGACCACGCTTTTTGTCAAGATATTTTTGCATCTCTTCCCAGCCTTCACGCATGGATTTACGACCTTCTTTAACCGGGAAAGTTTTATCGCCAACTTCAAAGCTGTCTTTACCTTGTGCCTTGGCTTGGTCGGCTTTTATTTTTAAAATTTCCGGACCCTCATTTTTCGTACCTTTCTTTTCGCCACGCAAGGCTGCAAAGTCTTTGGCATCAATCTTGTCTGGATCACCGGCCATGCTGGCAATTTTCTTTTGCTTGGGACTCAGCATTTCTTCGTTGTAGCTGGCTTCGTCCATCTTGTCATGCTTGGCACGGATCTGGGCCATCTTTTCTTTACTTGCACCATCGCGACCGGCTTTCTGTAATGCAGACATGCCTTCTTTACCGTACTTCTTTTTGCCTAGGTATGCTTGTAAGCCGCTTTCTTCTACTGCACCTTCTGGTAAGTGTGCAGGTTTAACATGTTTGCCTAATCTACTACGAATATGATCTTTTTTATCCTGTGTTGGAATGAGCTCTCTTACATCTCGTCTTTTATCGCCTGGTTTCCAGTCTTTAGGAGTTTTAATGTCATATGCTCTCCCTGGTTCGAGCCCAAAGGTTTCAGTATCGCTTTTTGGCAAGTTTGATCCAATTTCTGGTGCTGAAGATTTTTTGAATCCTTGAAACTTTTCACTTAACTGTTTTTCAACTCGAGCCACTGCTTCGGCCATACCACCCTTGGCCTTGTCTTTGGCGGCTTTCTTCATTGGCTCTTTTTTATTGCCATCTTTGTCAATATCTATATAGTCAGGTTTGGCTTTCTTGCCTTCTGTAAGATTTGTTTTCTTTGGAGCCTCAAGGCTTTCAATTTTCTTTAGTATATCGTAGATATTGTTGCTCATTTGTTCTTTCCTTTAACGGGGGGTAATTTGTTTTGTTGGCTTCCTACTGGGCTCTTGGTACCTTGAGGTAATTGATTAGTCGTAGCTGCTGGTCGGGTTCTTTCAGTACTTCTCATACTGACCAAGTCTGCATCTGATTCTAATGCAACCATTTTTGGACTTTGCTTTTCTAATTCTTTCAGCATACTGTCTTTACGTTGGTCGCCTACTAGATCTTGACCACCTGGCACATCCTTGAGTTCGCTGTCTAACAACAGGGAACCTTCGTGGTCTTTACCGTAGGCTTCAAAGGCGTCATTGTCATCGGCCTGCTGTTTGCCATACACACATACCCATTCTGGATTGATAGCAGCACGTTCCACAATCAATTGTCTAATTTGTGTGTTAATAGTTGGGTAAGCCACCGACGCTTCGAACTGCCAGCACTCACAAGCACCCCATTTGGGAAACTCTCTGTGCTCTTGAATGGGCAAACTTTTGGCTGGTGTGACGCTGACTAATTCATAGGCGTTTAGAGCATTTTTGATACGCTCCATGATTTCGCCCTTGGGCTCGATCTTTGCGATCTTGATGCGGAAATCATATGGTTGATTTCGCGATGCAATGTATTCGGTAAGACTTTTCATAGGTTATTATCCTGTTTATAGAGTATTTATTTGTTTTTGTTCTTTTGCAGAATCTGGTTCAGCAACTCATTACGATCCAACACCACACCTTGTCCGTTAATTGGTTGATCGTCAGGATTGTCTTTTGACATCTGATGATCAAGCCTGGCCTTTTGTAGCTGTAGCTGTACCATGCGGAGCTTTTTGTCCATTTTGGCTGTTTTGGCTGTGATAGCATGACCCAGCAATGTGCCTGCTGTTTGAAATACTACGCCACCAAATCTGGGATCCATGTTCATACCAAGATCAAGTAGATCCTGTGCGCTGGATTTTGCTAATTCTGCTAATTCGTCAAGTTCCTGGTCGCTGGCTTCTAGGTCTCTTACTGTAGGCAGTGCAATATCAATCTTGTCTATGGCTTCATCCACTCGAGCTATTGCTTCACGGTTTTCGGCTATGGTTTGCAGCACTTCAGAATTTTCAGCGGAGTCTGTGGAAGGCAAGTCTGGCAGGTCAAACAGTTCTGATAGTTTTTTAGTCATGCTCGTATTTACCGAGACTTTTTGCCCTGATGGAACATATCTGTTTCGGTCACTACCCTGAAACGCAGGCCTTGATTTTTGGCCCAAGCATTGGCAGCAGCCCACTTGTGCATGTTGAGTACAGCCGCAGCTTGATCTCTCACGCTTTTGCCAGCAGCTTCTAGTGTGGTCTGTTTGCCAGGTTTGATTTCGATCAGTTCGCCAATGCGTTCGCCATTTTTGTTTTGATAGATTATGAGAAAATCCGGCACATAAATTGTGTTACGTTGTGTAAATGGATTAACATACGGTACATGTACAGCTTCACTGGCCCAATGTATCACAGCCGGATTGTTGTCACAGAATCTCATAAAGCTGTGTTCCCAACTGCTTCTAAAATGAGGAACTTTCTTTCCTATATATTTGTCGGGATTGAGAACCTGATAAAAACCATTTGCATATTTCATTATGGTAGTATAGATCTTTTGACATACTTGTTTTGCTGCGGGCTAGTTTTTAAACCTAAAAAACTGGTACCAATTCTTTCAAAGTTTAAAAACAAAGCTGCATAAAGATCAAGTTGTTCAGGAGGATAATTTCTAAACTCATCAAGAACATCCATTGGATTCAGTCCTTGTTTGATAGCTGTATAAATTAGTGCGCTAGCCAATGCTCTAGCCGATTCCTTACTACCAACCGCAGTTTCAAAGTGAGCAATTATTGCCGCATTAATATTAGAACTAATTTCTATAGGAAAATTAAAATAGTTATTAAAAAAATTCCTAGTATCAGGTGGTGATATATTATTTGTATTGACACCAGTAAGGTTAGTTGGATATGTAATGTTTTGTAAAGGTGGTTTCATTAATTATCCTTGGCCACACGTTGATTTGAAGGCACACGAGGCAATCTAGTGCCTAAATTTGAAAAAGAACTTGAACCAACATATTCTTGTTGTGTAGATAAATCTTTATTGATCAAATCTACACTTGTTTGATCTGTGCCTACTCCAAATAGAGTTGTAGTAAATATTTTGCTATTAGATTGAATCATTAGGTATTAACACTTCCAAAATTACCATTTACGAATCCACTACCGGCAGCATTGGTAGAAGTTTTACCAGCTGTTGATAAACCTGCATCTGCTGTTAAATTAAAATTAGCAATGTCTGCAGCCACTTGTGAATTCGCCGGCACTTGCAAGTTTCTCAATGGGGTTACATCTAAACCATTAGTTGCAGTTGTTAATAAATTTGTACCAGTAGTAAATGCAGCTACAGTAGGATTTAATTGTGTAAGTAAAGGCGTACTGGCACCAGCTACTTGAGCGGCTGCTTTGGCAACATCATTGAGTGCCAACGACTTATTACGATTATTAGATTTCTCAATTGCTGCCTGGAATGAATTAGCTGGTAACGAACTGGTTCCTGTTCCTGTCAATCCTCCTACTGGATTTTTGGCCAAATTCACAATCTTATTGGGATCTGCACCAGTTATTCTGCCTGTGAGATTGGTAACTAATCCCGATATTTGACTTCCAACAGCGGCAATTGGATTACCTTTAATTGCAGACGCTATACCGGCGGTCACAGTTGCACCAACTGCGGAAATATTAAATCCATTGCTGGCCACGCTGCCTGGCGCAGCCGTAGTCTGAGTCGAAAGAGCTGATTGAAATGACGGTCCTGAATCTACGCCTCTATATGGAAAATAAGTTTGATTGGCTGCTGCATTGACACCTCCTGATATGCCACCCCCTGCTGCTGTTGAACGTAGAATATTAGTAAGAGATTGCGTTAATTCTCCTTGCGCCAAATTTAAAAAGTTTGTATTCTTATTTTTTTCGTATCCCCGCAATAATTTAAATGCACTACTTCCCCATTTTTTATTACCGCCATCCTGTATAACTTCATCAAGAGCATTAACAATACCGCCAGGACCTAATATGGTATTTGTTCCACCACCGGCAACTGTCAATGGACTAGGAGATTTGTCGTAATGCAAATCAGCAAATCCTCTAGCGACTCTAGCAGATCCACTGGCATACAGCACACTTTCATATGCAATTGTCATGATGTTTTCTAATGTCCCATCTTGACCATTCACATGTGTGCCATGTCTAAATGAAGTTAAAATTGGATTTAAAATAGTGTATTCACTGAATCGTTTTTGATGTAGGCTATAAATTCTTATGGCGTTGATATAATTTTTAGAATTGTAGGTTTGTGTTTTAGGACTGTATCCAAACTTGTTATATAAATTTCTTTGTCCTAATACCTGTAAATTACTCCTTTTATAGACTTCATTCAAAGCACCAGTCGAATCACCGTAGTTATTATCCATGTCACGGTAATAGTAATTGAAGTAATCAAACCATAGTTTTCTTATCAAATTTGCAGAATCATCGTGAAACACAATGTTAAGTTCTTCATATCTGACTTTGGTCTGTGCTATGTAAGGTCTGTTATAATTGTTATAGGTTTTGGTTTCAACTCTAAATTTTGGAAGATCGGCAGATTTAACCAACATTCCTGCTTCAATTTGTTCTCTCTCTGGTAAATTTGCAATTGCAGGATTTAAATCAAAAAACACATGAAACAACCAAGTATATTTTGGTGCTAGTTCATAATTGTTATCAACAAACAAACGACTAGCGTGTCTAAAATCTTTGACACTATCACCTTTTGTTATCTGTGTTAAAAATCCATCAAAAATATTAGGCATATAGTTCCACTTTATATTATTTATTTCAAAAAAAAACCCGGTCGAAACCGGGTCTGTAAAAGTTGAATAAAATCAGGTTACACCAGTAATAACAGTACCTAATGTACGTCCTACCAGTGTGCCAACGCCTGTTCCGGTTGGTGTCTGTACAGCATTATCATATGTAATTGATAAAACAATTGTAGCAGGAGCATTTTCACCATAGGCCATATCGCCGTAATTGATTGTGCCCAATAGTGCTCCATATAGTTCCCAAGTTTCCAAAACGTTAGGAGTATGCACACCATTACCACCATCAAGCATTTCAAATCTTAAAACAAATTTGTAATCAATTCCTGCTGCTGCTGAACTTTGTTCTGCAAAATCAAATTGTTTCTGAATTTGTTCGCCAACTAATTTACTTACATTTCCACCTGCATCGTCTCTTAGTGTAACATTAACTGGTTCCCAAGTTGGTTTTCCAATTAAATTAACCTTAGAATTATATACGTCAATAGCAAACGGATTCATGTTTAGATTAGGACGGCTAATACTATCAACTTGTTTGGTGAGTTCTACACGATCTGTACTTACACCAAAATTTTCAAATACCGCACGAAAGCGATATTTAAGTTTAGGCATTAACAAACCTTGAGTGCTTGCACTTTGATTTGTTGCTAAAGGAACTGTAAATTTGTTTAATGAGGCAATTGCCATTTTATTCTCCTGTTATAGGTATTTACCAAAATTTTATTGGAAACTATTGGGGTCGCCTTGACCCCAATATATACCCATATTAAACTCCTGCTGCAATGTCACCTGGGTTCTTCAAACGAATTGGGATGTAAATAAATTCAACATCTTTCATTGGTTCGATTGCAATATCCACATATAGTTCATTACGTGCAATACGTGTTGGAGTGTTGTTTGATTCGTCACAAACCACCAAGTAATCGTAAATACCACGCTTTGAAACTAAATCATTTATCGCACCACTGATAACATTCTTGATTTGATCACGAGTGATTTTATCGTTAGGTTCAAACAAGAATGCATTTCCAGTAGTGGACAAAATTGTACGTAGATAATTAACTAAACGTGCAACATTAATACGATCCAAACTACTTGTAGTTGGGTTTCTAGTTTTCTGACCCCACACTACCAAGCCAACACCTGGCAAATTAGTAATTGGATTGATTCTATTTTCGTACAAGGTATCTCTTAAGCCTGGTCTAATACTGTCAAATGTAAATTCTCCAGTAGCACTATCAATGTATCCAATATTGGTAGCATTATCCACTAGACCACGACGTGTGCCAGCTGGCGCAAACCATTGATAACTTACATTATCATTGAAGATAATTGTTCGTAATGCCATGTGACTTGCTGGTACTACAATTGTATTACCTTGTAGATCTGAGGATTGACCTGCTGGATAATAGACACCCAAGTATGGTGAAGCTGTAGCCAATCCATCACCATTGGTATTATTGCTCCAATTTACAATATCTACCGCATTAGGTGCTAAACGCATTGGTGTATCACCAACAACAAAAGCTGTTTGAGCTCGGTCGTTGTTTAGAGCGATCATTTCGTCAATCAGTTCAGGATATCCTGGAGCAGCAATTAAATTAAACTGAAATTGATCTTCTCTAATTTCTGTGCTTGCAGTTAGTGCTGCTTGCATTGCTGCGGTAATCATGCGTCTTTGTGCCTGACGACCCATGTAAGGACTTCCATTATCCTTCAAACCACTTGCTGTCTGCCATGTGTCTTTCACAAGTGGCAATGAACCTCCTGCTCCTGGTACAGCTGGTAAATCTGGATAAGCGTTTGCATTAAACTTGTTACTGACAAACTGCTTTACATTGTAACCACTGCGACGTGTATTAAACAACAAAATTCCACGTGGATATAATCTATAATCAGGAGCGTCTTGATCAAGATAATCGCTTGCTAATAAATCTGTGATAGCAGGCAATGATCCTGTGATTACATCAGTGGTACCATTAGTATCCCATCGTGCATCAGCAAACACAATGCCGTTTTGACCAATTTGATCAGTGTTGTCAATTAATACCCATTCAGTGCCATCGTAACGATAAATTACTGGATAGTTTTCTAAATCGCCACTGTCTAGCCATAAATCACCTGCGACTAATGCGCTTACACCATCGCTTTGAAACTCGGGCTCGCTGGCACTAATAATTACACCTTCTGGATCAGTGTTGGACAGGGTATATCCTCTCGCATCAGTTTTACCTGACCAATAGGCACTTCTGTATCCTCTCCATCCGCCTACATCATTGATCATGATATCAACAGCAGCAGG